GTCCAAGTCCCTTGTTTTACACTCAAACATCAGGTATCGATCCCTGAAGGAGAAACCATATTAAATTCATTAATAATATTTTATTTATATTTACTTACATAAGATCAAACATTTTTACTGTACCAATATCTAAATTTTTACCAGTAGCATAATATTCAGGATTCACATAAATTACTTTCTTATGTCCTGACTGTTTTAATTTAAGCAATCCTTTTGCCTCAAGAGCTTTTACTGCTTTTCTAATAGTTCTTTCTTTTAATCCAATAATAGGTTCTAATTCTTCGAATGTAGGTACTTGCCCATTTATCATAATTGAATTAGAAGGGAAGACTGTAAAATCTCTTAATATGTAATAAACAAGCTTTTCATTGACTTCTAATTGCATATCTATCAACTCCTCTAATTTAAAACGATAAACAATATTAAATTCTCCACCCTCATAAGTTGATTTTGTTTCCTTTTTAGGTGGTTTCTTTTTCAATAAAACTTGGTCTAATGGAATACCACAGGCAACAGATTCTTTAAATCTTTCAATATTAAACATTTCAACTTTATCTTTAACATGTTTATCTAATTCTTTTTGTGTAAATAATTCGCCAGTCCTAGTGGATACATAAGATCCACCTACCATACCTATAAATTCACTATTTATTTTTTCAACAAACTCTATCATTTCCGACATATTTAAATGCCCTCCTTTTCATGGGGTCAACAAAACACCCTTACAGCAAGGGTTTGTAGCAACTCGGTATGGGGATACCGAATTAAAGCATAGAGATGCATATTTAATTTCCTAAAACACCGCTATACCAATGCTTTGTGGGTTTTGTCCTTCTTAGTTATTAACGTTCTCCGTTCCCTGTAACTTGGGATTTCTCATACTTTGCTATTTCTGATCTGATGGTTTTTGAGATTTGTTTCCTGTTTTTAGAGAATGATAAAACATTAATATTTGCATTATCATTAATAAAATTATTATAAAGTTTTATTAATTCTTCTTTTTCACCTGTGAAATGAACAAATACTTTAACCCCATAATCCTTATCCTTTGTGATTTCAATATTGTTATATTTGTATCCTAATGTAATAAGATAAGATATAAAATTTGTATCACTGTATCTAAAATTTACTTGCATAATTAAATGCCTCCTAATAAAAATTTAATAAAAATAGAATCCTAAACATGAGCACACTTGCGAATGTTTAGAAGCGTACCCGACAAAGGGTGCAAGACCTTATTCCTTAATCCCAATAATCTCATTACTCAAAAACTTATCTCTAATCATTTTCACAGCTCTATCAATACTAATTTCTTCTTCTAAATACATCCTGCCGACACTTAAAGCATAATTACTAGCACATAAACAACCTTCAATATCCATTGAAGATTTGACGCTTGAAACAATTCTACCTATTTCAATTTCTTTCATATGAATCAATTCTCCTTAATTTGAACATAGCAAAAGAGACCTCAAAACAAATTGAAGTCTCCTATACACAAACATAAAGACATAGCCTCTACAGGCTATATTTTAAAATATCGGTTCTAGAGGCTATAAACAGTAAATCAGTTAGCATCAATTGTCACATTAAAAGGCTTTTTTAATTAGTAATGTCTTACCTATTATTATATAAATTAAAGTTTATCTCCATCAGTAGGGTTATTAAGAATACCAAATCCAGTAAGAACCACAAGAACCAAATTAACTAATTGATCGGCTTCAGGAATCTCATAACCAAAATATGTTTTAGTAGTAAATGTCACAAGAGAAGCTACAGCCAACCAGAGAGACCAAGATTTAAAACGATTTTGCATAATATTTTCCTTCTTTCATTTATTGTTTTATTTTTATTTAGTTACAAGATAAACTACTAATCCTACCAAAGCTGAAAACATAGCTGTAACCCAATATGGAGGCTTACTCATCCAATTATCCTTTTGATCATTTAATTTGGTATTCATTGATGTAATTTGAACTGTTAAATTCTCTACGAATTTATCCATCTTCTTTTCAAAATTATTCCATCTTTGATTTTGTGCCTCCTCATAACCACATTTCCATTGCTCTAATCCCTGAACTCTTTGTTGTAATAATGCCATATTAATTGCAGATTGAGTTTCTCTATCTTCATTCTCACCCATTAAATCCAACACTCCTTCCATTTGACAGCCCCCTTTATTTATGTTATATTTAATGTGTCTAACTATATAGTTTAGGTTATATAGTTAGTTTTTAGGGTAGAGAGGATGGGCAATTCTCTCTACTTATTTTTTATGTCTTCAATTATTAAAGTATATTTACTACAGATTGCATTGTATCTTTTGCAGTTAATCCTGAAAGTAGCTTCTCATTTTTATGTCCAACAGAACTTCCACCGATTACAAATAATGTATTTGCCTTTAGGCAGTCGCTATTAAATGTTTTATCTGTATTTCTAAAATAAATTGCACAGTTACCATATTTCTCAGCAACTAACATACATGCGCCTAAGTCCTTCAGGCTGAAACCGATTACAGCAAATTCCACATTATCACGTCCTTGATTATTGTTATTTGTTGATTGGATGGTTAAAGTTTGTTTAGGACTCTTAAATGTAATTCCATAAAATCTACAATGAGCTTTTGCAATTGCTTCACCTTCAGCATATTGTTCTTCATATGTATCAATTATTTTATAATCAGAACTATCAATAAAAGCAAATTCAGAAATAATTGCAGATGGATTGGTACTTCTAATAAATCCAAAATAATCACTGCCACTTGAATTTAATTTGGTTACAAATCCACTACCATGTCTGTTTTGACCAATTTTATCAAACTCTTCTTGAAGTATTTTTGCAAATACAGTTGCTTGACCATAATTTACAGAATGAATAGTTTCAGAACCATCACCTTTACCAGCATTATGATGGAGAGAATGTGCCATCCCAACAGGAGTTTTTGCATGAATATCATTAACTTTACGAATTACTTCATTAAGATCAGAACCACTAATAATAGGAGGGACTGTAATTCCGTTAAATTCCATTAATTCTTTTGCTATTTTAGCTACAACCATATTTATATCACGTTCAATTAATCCATTTGCTACTGCTCCTGGGTCAGAGTCTCCATGACCAGAATTTAATATTGATATAGGCATTATTTATTTCATCTCCATAATTTTATTTATCAATTGGACTAAAATATCTCTAAAACACAAAAAGAGAGGATAATACCTCTCTTTACATAAATTTCACAAGCGCACAATCGGCCTATAGCTTGATTCCTATCCCGTTCAATTCGTTAATTGAAAGGATAGAGTTAACATTTGAGAATACCTAAACAAATATATATAAAATATTTGTAATCTATTACATACTATGATATTATATATTTAGAAAGAGGAATAAAAAGAAAGGATTTGGTGCATACTATATGTCAATTTATAATGAACTACTCCAACAGGAACTTATAGAAAATTTTCCATTGTTCAATACAGACACAGAAATACATAATTTAGACTCAATACTGTCAAGATATAATATTTCTATAATTGCTCCTTATGTAAGCGATATTGCAGATTTACAAGAAAAGATTAGTTTGTTCATAGCAGGGAAGAAATTAGAGGCATTGAGTGAATCTACTTTGGAAGGGTATGAATCGGAATTAGGAATGTTTGCTAAACATGTTCAAAAGAAAGCAAATGATATTACGACTAATGATATTAGAAACTATTTAGGTAAGTGGGAAAAGTTGAAGAATAGTTCTTTATCTAAGAAAATCTCAATTATAAAAACTTTCTTTAGTTGGTTGAGGAATGAAGAGATTATTGAGAAGGATAATGCTTTCAGGATTAAAACTCCCAAGAAGGAGAAGAGGTTGCCTAAAGGGTTGTCGATTGAAGAGTTAGAATTAATTAGAGAATCATGTACTACACCAAGAATGCGTAGCATGTGCGAAATATATTATGCTACAGGATGCCGTTTAAGTGAGATACATGATATTAATAGATTTAATGATATTGATTGGGGAGACATGAGCATGATAGTTATAGGGAAAGGAGATATACAGAGGAAAGTATATTTTGGTTATAAAGCTAGATTTTATTTGCAGAAATATTTAGAATCAAGAGATGATGAGGAGCCAGACTTATTTATATCTGAGAGAAAACCACATAAAGGATTGTCATGCAGAAGCATTGAAAGAGAATTTGAAAAGATGTTAGAGAATAGTGGATTGAAGAAGGAGTTTCATCCACACGTCATGAGAAGTACACTAGCCTCATTGCTTTTGGAAAATAATACAAGTTTAGCAGTTGTTCAAGAAATTTTAGGTCATGCAGATCCAAAAACCACGAGGGGATATGCGAGAGTTTCAGCAGGGCATATTAGTCAGGAATACAAAAAGCGTTTTAATCAGTAGTCATATATAAACAAGTAAATATAAAATAATACATATCTAATTGAGAATGGGGTATAGAAATATACCCCATTCTTTTGTGTTTTTATAAGATTGTGAAGAGTAAATCTATGTCGTCTCTCTGGTCTACTACGACTCAAAACTCTTTAACCAATACCAGTAAACATCAGCAATCTGCCAGTACCCAGAAACGTCTGGATGCACATTCCCATTTGAAATTATACTTTCGACGGTTTTGGTGTTCCTTGCATTTACAGGTAGTGTTTCTAACCCAAAGTTATACTTTGTATCAATATTAACATTTATAGGTACTAGATAAATTCCCTGTGCTTCTTTGCCTTTAAATTGATTAATCAATGCCTTAGTCCATAGATAATTATTCCGTTTGTATCGCCATCTTGTCTGACCGCTATTATACATTTTTCCAAAAGCATTTTGATCGTAAGCAGGCGGTATTGTAATAGCCAAGCCTACCTTAACATTGGTATTGTAAGCTTTTATACTATCAATCATAGTTTGATACTGTGGAAGAATAGTGGCTATTTTTGCGTTTAGTGTTGCATCGTCCGTGTAACTAAATGTGTCATTAATACCTAAGTTTATGATTACATAATCGGGGGTAGATAATACGTTAGTTGCCATGTATTGACTAAAGTTAAATACACCACTAAACACAAAAGGACTTGCTACATCGGTACAATATTGGCTAACTGTCCAACCACTTCTACCTTCATGCTTGTTTGGTGCTACTCCTAGAGTACCGATTGTTGTAATATCCATCACATCAGTATTAAAGTTATCATTTAGTTTTGTTACAGCAATTGCATTTGCGGTTGTGCTGTCCCCAACAATTAATATGACCTTATTTACACCAGTACCAACACTAACCCCTTTTACAACTACACTAGTCGTAAAACTTGAAACCAAAGAATAGTCCTTGTAAATTTCTATCGTCATTGGGTAAGTTCCTGCAACTATTGGGACGCATGGCCATTTATCCTCTAATTGCATACCAATATCGCAAACAACATTGATTAAATATTTACTAGCACTATCGTTTAGAATGTTTTCAAAATATATATTAATTTCTTGACCAACTAGTCCATTTACAGTTGGGGTTATTACCCCCTCAACCGCAAAAGACGTTCCCAGTGTTGCAATTTGATACAGCCCTTTGCTTATTACGTAACCGAACGTTTGATATTCCGTAGATGTTAAACCTTTTTCGAATTGGAATGCGTCCAAGTAAGTTACATTACACGAAAGTCTAACATATTCAGCATTCGCAGGAGTTGTTATTGTTCTCGGAGATGTTCCATTACCTAATCCAATTATAAATGTTTTGTTTATGTCATAAAAAGCTAGGTAATACCCAAAATTTTCAGTATAACTCGTACTACCTAAAACTGGCATAAACTCACTGACAAAGTAACTTGCGTTTGCATAAATAACTCCAGTAAGCTCATTCACCACATAACCAGTTGTTACTCTTGATTTATCAAATAGGTTTTTACCTGTAGTTATAAAGTCTGCTATAGTCACATCGACAATTCCCTTGTTTAACATCTGTTTTGTTACGAATGGAGTCGTTGGTATAACAGAAGGGTTTATGCCATATAAATAAGCTTGATATTCAGTTGAGAGATATCCTTTTTCTATTTGGAATGTATTTATATTTGCTGTGTCTAATGTTGCTCTGATGTACTTTGCATTTATGGGTGACTTTTTACTTGTTGAAAGATCAGCAAATCCACCACTTATAAACGCTTTATTTACATCATACCAAGCGTACCTCCTAGTTGTGTTCCAAAAATAATTAGTGTCTGGCAACACTTCAATAAAATCACTAGCAGACATTGAAGCATTAACTGATAATGCCCCTGTGTCCTCTCTTACATAATACCCAGCCGTTGCGATATCTTTGTTAAATAGGTTTTTGTTAATACTGAAAAAAGAGGTTTTAATAGGTATTACAGATTTATCGGCAAGCCCAGAACTTTGGTATACTCCTCCTGCTGCCCAAATTGTCCCGTTCCAATAATACCAATTTCCATCTGCCGTAACTACATAGGTGTTGGCATTGCCTGTTGGAAAGGTTGACGCAAGCAATGATTGAGTTTCATACGTCCCTTTTGGAGATCCACTTGCTAATGCCTGTACTTGGGCGTCTACATAAGATATATCTGCCTTTAAACCTACATTTGTATTAGTATTGTCAAGGTTTAACTGACTAGCCTTAAATGTCAACTGTACCGTATTATCTGCCATACTTGAGACAAACCTACTTTTAATATCACTAGGATCATTCGACAATTCTAAATCTGAAATCGTATTATTTGGTATTTGTCCTAAAACAACAGCATTGAGTTCTGCTTGAGTAACTCCATTTTTTATAAAACCCATTTGTTAATCCTCCTTCATAATAACTTTGTCTTTTAAATACTCAGGAATATCTTCGATATAATAAGCCTTGAATTTTCTACAATTATCTCTATTTGGATTTTCTCTTAATTGTCTTTCAATGCCTCTGGTGCTCATATTTATTTCCTCGTGGCATCGTAGATAATTATTCCACATACCTATAAATGCATCATCTATATCAAATACAGCAAACTCTTTATGTATACTTTTTATTTTTACTAACTTGGCTTTTAATTTCTCCTCAGTGAACTCATCCTTAAAAATGAATATTTTCCCTTTTACAGAATGCTTATTTTTCTTACCATGTAATAAATCATTAACACTCTGAACAGCACACTCAATTTCTATTGCAAATGCACTTTGCGAGAAAACGCTTTTAATGAAATTGCCTTCAATATCAAAAACTAAGAATTCCTTTCCCCCATTCATTTTGGATAAATCATCTGCATTATCATCTGTTTTCTTGCCAAATTGTCCTCCAGTACTCATATTATATCCTTTTTCGTAATACGTTCGAAAATGTTCAATCCAATATAATTCCTTTGTATCAAGTTCTTCTTGATTTTCTGCTACATCAATAGTTGACCATTCAAATACATCTTCGCCATATTTATTAATTGCTAAATGAAAAGCAAATTTACTACCGTTTTTAGATAGACTTATATGTTCCTTTTTACGTTTCTCTAAATCTCTAATTGTTTGACCAATATATCTTTTTCCGTTAACTGTGTTCAAAGCACAATAAATTATTCCGTAAATAAAACCATCAAATCCTTTCTATTTCTATTAACTCCTTAAAATTGAACATCAAAAAAGACAGATAATTAAATCTGTCTAAATAACCTCTAAAACTAAAATAATCGCTATAATTTAGCTAAAAACAATAATTTGGGAAATATATCCAACCCTGTAACTAGCCTATAGCTTGATTCTCAAAACTCAAATCCCCTTAAACCATATAGTCGAACGTGATTTTGATTTAGTTAAATCAATAAGCCGAAAACCAATTATATGTAATTCCTGCTTCAACAATTTTTAGCGAAAATATTGGAGCATCGATTTCTGTGGTCTCAAACCCCTGTCCAGCCCTAATGAATTTTGCTACTGGGTCATTGTTGATGATCAGGGAACAGCTCTGATCATTTATAAGGGCGAGTTTATAGTATTGTATTGGAACTGTATTAACTGGTGTAATAGGTAACACCTCTGCTCCTGCTATACTAGTTTCGATGGAGGGAGATGCTTTAAATGAACTGCCAATGCGATAACCCAAGATAAACACAACCTTTCTAATATGTTTTATTTATATTTGTATATATTAAATTCTTATTTATCCAACAACCATATAATTTAATGAAGCAGATCCAAGGCCTCCAGCAACCAACCTAACATTTATTACATCAAAAATCATCGGGCAATCTGAAATTCCTTCTCCTATTTTTAATAATATCGTCTTGCCAACAGTACCAGTTGGAGTATTGAAAGAAATGACCACATCATTTGGGCCATTATTCAGTAAAAAAACTATTCTTTGTACAGTAAATCCTGGAACGATAGTTAAATCAACAGTAGAAGAGGTTATAGGAACTACATTACTTGCATATTTTAATAAAATTGGACTAGGATTTGTAACAAAAGCCATACTATTTATTCCTCCTTATAAATTATTACAACAATGCAATAATTTTTATTATAATTAAACGAGCGTTTCTTCAATTCCAACAACTAAAATAGTAACATCATTTCCAACATCTTGTTTAAATGACATTGACTGTCCATTTTCTAAAAAGAATGGTAATTCAGTAATAATAGTAAAAGCAGATCCATTAGCAGGATTTAGATAAAATCTTAAAACTTCATTTGACACAGCAGTACCATTTTTATAAACTGTAATAGTTCTACCAATAGAACTTCCTGTTTGTAAGTTTAATGTAATTGAAGTTATGTATTTTCTAATATTGACTGCTCCACTAATTACGCTATCCGTAGATGTAATTGTTAATGATTTTTGTAACCATTCTTTTGGTGTCATATCTCCTACTGCCATATTAGTAATTCACCCCCATTATTTTTCTATATCGTACATTCCTAAGATTTGCTAATGAAATTGATGCATCAAGAGATGTTTTAGATGATAATGCCGTTGCGTTTGATGCGTCTAGTGCAGTTTTTGTGGATAATGCTATTGCAGTAGAACCTTCTGCTGAAGTTATCGCAGATAAAATTCCACCATACGCATCTATGGCTAATTTACCATCTTCAACAATATTCCCTAGCGTTTGGACTACATTATTATTTTCATCTATTTGCGTATATATCATTGAAATTGGAATAAAATGCATCCCTGTACCTTTAAAATTAAATAATAATTGTAATCCATTTCTAGAAGAATGAAAAGTAATTAAATTAATGTCATAATCTACAACATATGTATTAGCACTTGGAATTCCACTAGATTGCTCTAACCATGTTATATCATTGCCTATGACAGTTACTTTAGTAAAACTTGATGGAATTTCTGATAGTTGAACTGTTGAGTTTGTAATTATATGAGCTTCAGAAATAGAAATGAAAGGGTCTGCAATATCTCCCTTCCTACGTTTTGTAATTATTGAATTATTAAATTCAAAAGACATTTATTAACCTCCTTTGATAAAATAATAGAAGATGTTTAGTTAACCTCTTCTAAATTAATCTTTTTAGAACTCATCAAATACCCATATTTTTTCGATTCCATTTTTAAACCAACATCAATTATATAATGAGAACGACCAAATCCACTTACTTGAAACCACGTTAATGCTTTATCATATTCTTCAATAATAATTTCATCCAATGGCAAATAATCATAGGGAGAAATTATTATTATTTGCTTCCACCCTTGGGACTTCAAAAAATGATATCTTCTTATTTCTTTATTGTTAAAATCTTTTTGTGTCAAACTATTTAATTTAACACTTAAATCGTGACCACTACCATTATACTCAATATAAATTTTTTCTTTTGGGAAAGCGATGTCCAAAGATAATTTATCTACAGGATAATTTAACTCGCCACCTAATAGATTATGTATGTATTTTTGTTGTTTTGAACATACCATTGAACCGTTTAAATATAATGCTTCACGACCCTTATTTAATATAATCGAATTTTGCATGGGGTAATCTACTCCCCATTTTTCATTCATAGTATTTTTAAATCGTTCCTGTATTTCTGTGTTTTGGAGAGGGTATGGAACTCCCCAATTTTTCATAGATGTTTCTATCTTTTTTATTTTTATACTTTCAGTTTGACTAATATTTCTAACTCCATATTTATCTTCTATAGATTTTATATATGTTTCCACATGTTCAGGAACTTGCATGGTACTATTTACACCATAAACTAATTGGTTGCTTTCCGTATTTTTCTTTGCAACACAATTTTTACAACAGTCTTTTTTAATAGGACTTTTTTCTTTCCATCTAATATAATCCCCATATGTTTTTGAACACTCTTTTCCGCAATAATCACAAATAACTTGAATTTTTGTTTTGCTACTTAAATTTAAATCTTTTAAAGGAATTATAAACTCGTCTCTCCATTTAGTGAAAATATATCCTTTTAATTCATACCATTTTTTATTTCTAAAATTCCAATTTATTATGAAAAATTGATTTAAAACTAATGACATCTTTAAACAACCTTCTTTCTTTTTAAACAGACTTATAATTCTTTATTGCTCTATGAAGTAATTCGCTATCTTGGAATAAGTAGATATTCCTACCAGTCATTTTTAAATCAGATTTGATTCCTATAAGAGAAAATCCATTTGTTAATAAATAACCCGCTAATTTCTGTGAGAAACAATTGTAAACTTTCATCTTTTAAACTCCTTTTAGACATAGAAAAAGAGGGTTATTTTACCCTCTGAATTAATGCCTGTTTATTTTTTGTATAAGCAACTTTATTTCTCAAATATATTTTATTTACCACTAATTAATTCTAAATAAATATCCTTTAAACTGTAAAGTTCACCCTCTTCATATAACTTAAATCGTAAATAATCATCGAGAAATATACAAAATGGTACTAATAAAAACCAAAGTAAAGCATAAGGAATACTTATCTGCCCATATAAATTCCCCCATGTATCCAAATAATTCCATAGATTTAAATCTAAATAAACATTCAGAAACATTCCAGAAACAAATTCAATTGTTAAAACTATTAATGTCCCAATTAATGATTGTTGATATATTTTAAGTTTATAATATTGTGGGTACTCATTAAGTAACCCAATTAAAACCGCACAAGTACCAGAGATAAATAGCATTATTATATGTGCAGAACCTCTCCACAATCCTTCTAATGTAAAATAAACCATCCCCATAATAAAGAAGAGAGATAGATGTTTTACCATACTATCTCAACTACTTGCTCAATAGATGTTGATTCAATTACTTGATTTCTCAATGTCTCAAACTTATAAATATTCTCTTGTTTAAAAATTAATCCATCCTTTGCTAACTGTGTCATTTGTTCTTTTGTAAATGGAGTACATATTGTTTCATCTGCTGACTTCCATATTATTTGTGTTTCAGGTTCAATATTTAACATGGAAATATATCCCATAATGTTTGTTTGATCTAATTCGCTAAAACTATAGAAAGAATTTCCTCCTCTGCAATCTGAATAAAATCCATTTAAAA